GAGATTTAGAAAAATCAATAGGTGGTTTATCTAAAGCACAGAAAACAAAAGTATTTGGTAATGGAACCAAATGGATGAATTTAGAGGTTATATATCCACAAACAAGTAATATAATAGACTACGATGTAGCAGAAATAGTATTTCACGGAACTACCGAATATGATAAAAGTGGTAGAGCAAAAGGATACTCAAAAGAATCTGCTCGTATGTTACAAGGTATGATACAACAAGTAAATCAAAATATACAAAAAACATTTAAAATTAGTAAACCTAATTTCTTAAAGATGAGTAAAGTTCAAGACTTTGGTAAGAAGAAATCTACATTTTTAAATAAGTTAAATAAATTACAAAGTCAGTACGGATTAAAAGATACTGACACATTGGGTATGTATCATCAGTCTTATTGGCAAGAGTATATTTTTAACGCATCAAAACAATTTAATGTAAAGTTAGAAGACAATCAATTGGTGAACTTAACTAATCGTTGGGCATTCTTTGATAAATCATATAAAATTGGAGACATTAAAAAAGACTTTAAAGATAGTCCAAAATTTATTGACTGGGTATTAAAGACTGACAAACTTGACCACAACAAAATGTTTAAAGACAATATAAAACCATTTGAGATATTGTTCTTTCAAGTTGGTGCAGAAATACTGAAAAATATGTCAGGTTTCTTAGCGGTATCACCAGACAAAGCAGTTCAAAAAATTAAAAAAGATGTAGACACTGCATTAAAAGATTTACAAAAACCAGATAATGTAGAAAAATTAAAGAAGTTAAAATTACAAATAGAAAAATTAGAAGCTATCGGGGGTTCAAGTGCAATCGTTCCAAGTGAAGGATTGGTTTTCAAATACAAAGGAAACATATACAAATTCACAGGAGCATTCGCACCAATCAATCAGATATTGGGTAGTTTAAAATTTTAAGGAGTTATAATGGCAGGATATAGTAAAGAGTCGGAAAGACAGAATAAGGCATTAAAAGATTTGATGTCAGGAAAAGAACACGAAAAGGATTATGTTCAAGTAGGATACGAGGGTAAGAAAGAAGACCTTGGTGGAAAGACCAGAGAGACAGAACTAAGTAAAGTAATGCAATCAGTTAGGATGCCTTGGTTTTGTCCTAAATGTAAAAAAGCAATGAAGAAAAGACTTGATGATAAGTTTTGGAGAATGATGGGACATTGTTTTGATTGTCAGGTAGATTATGAAAACAAATTAAAAATCAAAGGTGAGTTTAAAGAATATGCTTATAAAAAAATGATAGAAAATCAAAAGTCACAATTAAAAGATTTAGAACAAAGTTTAGATGACTTTGAAAAAACTGATGGTAAAAGAGAATTCTTTAATAGTGTTGGTGTAAATACACCAGAACTTGAAAAGGAAGAATGGTCTATGGGTAAGGATGAGTTCGAAAAAACCATTTCAGAAGCAAGAGATTTCATACGAGAGAAAAAAGAAATCGTAGAAAAAGCAGAAAACGAAATACAAGGAGCAAAATAATGGGAATCATTAATGCAATACTAAATCTATTTTTTGGTGGAAATAAAAAGAAAGAAGTCAAAGAATTAGATAAACAGATTAAAGTAAAAGACCAAGAAGTTAAAGAACTTGAAAAAGAGGTCGTAAAACTTGAGTCAAAGAAGAAAGTTAACAAAAAAGAAGTAGCTAAATTAAAAAGAAAAGTAACCACTACTAAAAAACAACTTGAAAAAGCATCAGAAGCAGTAAAAGAAGACAATGCCGATGACGCGGTGAAATTTTTAAAGAAGTTTAGTAAATAAGTTATATATTTATATATATGAGATATTTAATTTACATATTACTAATCGGGAGTTTATTCGGTCAAGATGTGATTGAACCTAAAACCTACACCTTTACAGAGGAAGAAGTTTTGGGATTCACCAATACTATTATGGAATTAGAACTAAAAGATAGTTTGAATGTTTCCTTAGTTGAGGACTTAGAATCACAATTGAAACTTTTTGAGGAAAATTCATTCATAGATTCTATGTTGATTGCGAATAAAACTAACCAAATTAATCTACTAAAAGACACTACAAAACTACTTGAACAAAAAGTAAAACTCGTTCAACCTAAATGGTATGAAAACAAATGGTTATACTTTACATTCGGAGTAGCTTTAACTGCTACTTCAGTTAAATTAGCAGGTCAGATAGTAGACTAATGGCAGAACCAATAAAAGAAGTAATCAAAAAACAATATATTCAGTGTGCCACTGACCCGGCATACTTTATGAAAAAATATTGTATGATACAACATCCAATCAGGGGTAAGATACCTTTCGATTTGTATGAGTTTCAAGAAAAAACAATATCTGAATTTCAAAGTGAAAGAATGAATGTTATTTTGAAAGCTCGTCAGTTGGGTATATCTACATTAACTGCAGGGTATGCTTTATGGATGATGACATTTCATAAAGATAAAAATATATTGGTTATTGCTACAAAACAAGATGTTGCAAAAAACTTGGTAACGAAAGTTCGTGTTATGCACGCAAATCTACCGAGTTGGTTGAAACAACCTTGTGTTGAAGACAATAAACTAAACCTACGATATATAAATGGTTCCCAGATTAAAGCAGTATCATCTGGACCAGAAGCAGCTCGTTCAGAAGCATTATCACTTCTAATACTTGATGAGGCAGCATTTATTGATAAAATTGATACCATATGGACAGCTGCACAAGCTACTTTAACTACTGGTGGTAGTTGTATTGCATTATCTACACCAAATGGTGTGGGTAATTGGTTTCATAAACAATGGGTAGATGCTGAAGAAGGTCGTGGTATGTTTAATCCGATTAAATTACATTGGACGGTTCATCCTGACAGAGATGATTCTTGGAGAAAAGAACAGGATACTTTATTAGGTCCAAGTGGAGCTACACAGGAATGTGATTGTGACTTCTTAACATCTGGAACGGGTGTAATTGACGCAGTATTATTGGAAAAGATAAGAAAAGACCAATGTACTGAACCAGTAGAAAAAAGAGGTATAGATAGTAATATGTGGATTTGGGAACAACCAAATTACTCAAAAGATTACATAGTTTGTGCTGATGTCGGTAGAGGAGATAGTGCAGACTATTCTGCTTTCCACATTATTGAGTTAGAAACTTTAACTCAGGTAGCAGAATACAAAGGTAGAATAAATACCAAAGATTTTGGAAATATGTTAGTTAGTATTTCAACAGAATATAATGACGCTCTACTAATTGTAGAGAACAATAATATTGGTTGGGCAACAATCCAACAAATTATAGATAGGGATTATCCTAATCTATTTTATACAAGTAAAGACTTACAATATGTTGATGTTCAACATCAGATAACGAACAAACATTATAGTGAAGAAAGGAGAATGGTTGCTGGTTTTTCAACGACTTCTAAGACCAGACCACTAATTATTAGTAAGCTAGAAGAATTTTTTAGAGAGGAAAGTGTAATAGTTCGTAGTAATCGTTTGATTGATGAACTACTGACTTTCGTCTATATAAATAACAGAGCAGAAGCAATGCCGGGATACAATGATGACTTGGTAATGTCTTTTGCAATTGGACTTTGGGTTCGTGATACTGCATTAAGGTTACGAACACAAGGTGTTGAATTAACAAAGAAAACCCTTAGTCGTATGATGGACAATGAGGGTGTATATACCAATGAAGACATCAACAAAAATGATAGTTGGGATTGGGAAACAGGTAAAGAAAAAGAGGACTTAACGTGGCTCTTATAAAAGTGAGGTAAAAAATGGCAGATAAATCATTATTTGGTAGATTACAACGATTATTCAGTACAAATGTAATCGTAAGAAATGTAGGTGGTAAAAAATTAAAGGTAGCCGATACAGACCAAGTACAAAGACAAGTCAAGAATCATCTTGTTGATAGATATACAAAACTACACAACAATTTGGACTTAGTGGGAACAGGTTATTCTACGGTTCATCAGATTATGGCAGCAAGATTGGCATTGTTTAAGGATTATGAATCAATGGATAGTGACCCAATCATTTCATCAGCGTTAGATATCTATTCAGATGAATCTACGATGAAGGGTGAGTATGGTGAAGTAGTCACTATTAAATCTGATAATGAAAACATTAAAGAAATTCTACATAACTTGTTTTATGACATAATGAACATTGAGTTCAATTTATGGCCTTGGGTTCGTAATATGGTTAAGTATGGAGACTTCTTCTTACATTTAGATATAAATGAAAAGTATGGTATTACAAATGTAGTTCCATTGTCACCTTATGAAATCATTAGAGCAGAGGGTGAAGACCCAGAGAATCCTTACTACACTAAGTTCTACTTAGAAAGTATTGAAGGGGCACATCCTTACTTCGGTCAAAAAAGTAGTAGTAAAGGAAAGATAGAATTTGAAAACTTCCAAATAGCACATTTTAGATTAGCAAACGATAGTAACTTCTTACCTTATGGTAAATCTATGGTTGAATCTACGAGAAAGATTTGGAAACAATTAACTTTAATGGAAGACGCTATGTTAATTCACAGAATTATGAGAGCACCTTCTAAACGAGTATTCAAGATTGACATTGGAAATATTCCACCAAACGAAGTTGATAATTATATGCAAAGAATTATTAACAAAATGAAGAAAACACCATTTCTTGATGAGAATACAGGTGAGTATAATCTAAAATACAATATACAAAATCTAACAGAAGACTTCTTCTTACCAGTTAGAGGTGGAGATAGTGGAACTGAAATTAATGAGTTAGGTGGTATTGATTATGACTCAACTGAAGATGTCGAATATTTAAAGGGTAAATTATTAGCATCACTAAGAGTTCCAAAAGCATTCTTAGGGTTTGATGAAAATGTCGGTGGTAAAGCAACCTTAGCAGCAGAAGATGTAAGATTTGCCAGAACCATAGAAAGAATACAAAGAATTATAGTATCAGAATTAACAAAGATTGCAGTTGTTCACTTATATTCACAAGGATATACAGATGAAGACTTAGTAAACTTTGAATTAGACTTAGCAA